TATATGATATTTATTTTAAATAATTATACTAACTCCAGCCAATTTGTATCATCTGGCATTATTTCTACCTTCACTCCGGCTTCTTTGGATTTTTCTATAATGTCATGTAAAACTCCGTGACCGTACATATTGGTTCCATAAGCATCTGTGTGACATTTATAAACAGAACCAGAATAGCCTTCAAACAAATAGAAATTTTCTTCTTGTGTGACTCTTGTGATGCCGCTATTCATCTTCCAAGAATCGCCATTCAAATAACCTCCATACCAACAAGCAAATACTTTATAAGTCAAAGGAAATTTTCCTCCCTCGATCTTAACAACTAGCCATTTGTCGGGGGTGTATTCGTTCATTCTATAATATCAAACCAAGTTAGTTCTACTTCTTCGTTTGTTTCTTCTAGAATAACAGCAGTTGAAGATGAGGCAACACTAATCTTCTTCACTGTATAAACCTGTCCAGATACTAGCTTCTTTGCATTCTCAATTCTATTTGTAAACCAATGTATGGTAGATTCTCTAAACATAATCTTGTCTCCAACTTTGGTGTTTCTGTATGTTGCGTATTTTTTAGGTATCATTTTTTTTAAGTTGTGCTATTTCTTCTTTGAGTTTTTTGTTCTCAAGAATAAGATCTGTAATGACATCATGTTGAGCTATAACAACGGGATTTTTAGTATGTTTTTTTAGCACACCTCTTTTCACATAGAAATCCAAAGTTTCTTCTGAATATTCATTAATCAAATGCCCTTTGTCTTTAAACTTTTTCATCTCTTGCGAATAGAATGTTTTGTTTTCTTCATCATAAATAAACAATTCACCGTCATCAATTCTTTCGTAAAATATATTCATTTGGAATAAAAAATAATTAAAATTAAAATAAAAACAATAGCAACAGACAGAATAATTGAAGTATCGATTAAATGTCTCAGAAATTTATTGGTATCTTTTTTAAATTCTTGTAACTCTTTTTGGAGTTTTTCTATTTGTTCCTCTGCAATTTCTCTGTTTCCTTGCACCGTGTTGTCTATATAACATATATTTTCTTTGATGCTTTTGATATCATCTGTTCTAACAAAATTGTCTGTACTGCCAGAAAAATTATTTGAATTTGATACAGTTACTTCGTCTGGACCAAAATCTGATGCACTATAATGGTATTTCATAATAATTCTGGATTAGCAAACTTGTTCCCAATTACCCTAACTTGACAATAATCGTTTAAATATGGCAACCAAAAAAAGCTAAGAGTTCCTTCGTGTTTAATGAATTTTGCCAAATATGCTCCTTCGACAAATTGGATCTCTGCTTTATATAATCCTTCTCTATCTTTTCTTTTAAGTTCAATTATATCGCCTTCCCATATTTCATTTCCAAAATCATCCTTTAATCCTGTATATTGAGAAGGAACTAGAATACTCCATTCTCTTTCATCAAACAATTCATCAACAAGTCCATTATATTTGTAGTTTTGTACAAATGCTTTTCCTTGCGGACTCCAGAAACGAAACTTGATGCTTCTCATCTTGCGTCTAATAAAATTTTAATTTGTTCGGGCGTCCAGTTTTTCTGGATAGCTTCCTTGACAAGTTCCACTCTTTTGTTTTTGTTTTCATTTTCTGTTTTAACAAGGAAAGCAAAAAAGAAAAATGCAAAAGCTATCATAATTGCACAAACGGCAATAAATGGGTCAAAATTTTTCATAAATTATTTATTAATTAAATCTTCGTAATTTTTATTCAAGGTTTCTAGATAATGCGCAAAGTCGTCAATTTTCTGATCCTCATTACTTACGTTATAGACATAATCAAAAAGAAAGTCTTTACCTTGCTCCGTAAGGTTTAAACCTTCAGATAATCTTTCAAAGTAGTCGTCTTGAACATCTCTGAGCTTTTCAAAAAAACTTTTAACTTCATAGATTGCGTCTTCTGGATGCTTGCCTTCCGGCGTGTATGGTTTTGTATAGTCAGTCATTTTTCTATTGTATATGTTGTTTTTAATTTTACAAGCTCAAATTCTAAAAAATTTTCAATTCCATAATTTGGAGTATTATTAAACGAACTTCTCTTTAAAAACAGTTCAAGATAATCTCTAGCTGCTACAATTAAACAATCCTTGAAATCCACTAATTCTATAGCGGTTGCACTTAACTCCAAATCATCGTTTTTGAAATTAACCCATTTTTGAGTAGGTTTATGACGAATTGCGTACTTGTATTCTTCAAATGTATTATTTTTTATCGACATTGTTGTAACAATAAACAGCCCATGCACTTAAAATTAAAGTTAAAATAAATGTGAAAATCGCCATTGTCATATTATTCGTATTGTTTTAAAGTTATTGCTCCTTTTTCGTCAATTATCGCGTATGTAATTGGCAAATCGCATTGAGAACCTAAATTTACACATTCTATTCCACCAACATAATACTGCTTAGGAACATGAGTGTGGCCAAAGCAAACTGCATCATATTTATTATTATAGCAATATTGAGCAATTCTTACTGTTAAGTCATGCGCCGCTCCATGCCATGTTTTTATTTTAGTTTTAAGTTTTCTTGTTAGTTTTTGTTTTTTATCAAGTTTTTGCAAAATATAGTATATTCCAGAAGCGAGTTCTGTTAAAAATGGTCTAGCAGCAATAAAGAAATCAAACTTGTCCCCATGAGTAAATAAAATTCTTTTTTTATTAATTTCTTGAATATATTCATCCACGAATTCAAAGCCGAGAAGAGCGGAAATTGTTTCTAGATCTTTATCATGGTTTCCTTTAATAAAAATACATTTCTTGTTTTTAGAAATTTTCCTCAATGCAGAAAGAACTTTCCATTGCTTCTTGCAAAGCCTATGAATGTTATAACTATCCAATAAATCTCCACAGATGATTAAGGTATCATAAGTTTCATTTTCCAATAAATGCAGGGTCAAGCTTGCTTGACAAATTGGACTACCCAAATGCAGATCAGATAATGCTAGAATCATATATTCCAAGTTGTTGTTTGGATGCTATCGCCACATTGTTCGCAGATATGATCATCATATTCATAGTCGTCATATTGAAACAATTTTACAACATCTTGAAGGGATATAGAATTTTCTTTAATTCCTTCTTTGATCTTAACAAAGAGATAATCTAAAATTTCATCAATTTCCTTATTGGATAGTACCGATAATGATGTGTCATTCACCACAAAATCAAACGCCGTGCATCCAGTCACCTCTTCAAATTTATATTTAGTTTCCATGTTTTTCTTGTAATTCTTTTTCCACCATTTGTTCCAATTCTTCCATGTCTAATTCGCTTTGTGCTTGTATATAATAACTAAAAACAAAAGCCGTCAACATTAGGGCAATAATAATTAAAAAAAATAAAATCTTTTCAAGAATTGGCGTTATGGTCTTCATATTCTTTTGCTCCTTCTGCCGCCTCTTTATAAAGAGCTGGACCAATTATAACCAAGGGATCTACTTTGGCTAATTCGTACACATGAAGAACAGTACCATAAAGTTTTTTGGCTATTTTTTCCAGTTTTTGATTTAATATTCCAACTGGCTCACAACAATAACAACTTCCTTGAAAGCCTTCTATGCAGTTTTCTTTTTGTTTTTCTACAAGAATTCTACCATATCTTTTAATGGCTTCGTTTGTATAATAATCTAACTTTTCTATGCATCCATCAGCAGATAGACCGCTTTCATAAAATGCAAACTCTTCAAGTTGTTCCAAGTTCTTCGCTGTCGTCATTTTTTTCTCCTTTTGCGTCTTTCTCTTTCCAATAAGCTTCGGTTGATTCGTCGCAAGCTTTATATCCTAGCTTTCTTGCCTCTTCGTAACAGAGAGTTTTATACCAACCTCCTTTTGAGCAAAGGCGACCATATTCTCCAGAGACTTCACAAACTTGAGCGGAACGCCTTTCTGTTTCTGTAATTATGTCGTCTATAATATCCCATTCTATTCTTGATCCACCTTCCCCGCTGTAATAAAAACTGAGCGTTCCATACTTCTCCTTGGCTTGGCTGGCAACAACTTGTAACTCTTCACCATTCTTCGAACAAAGATCGCAGAAGTATTGAAGTTTCTCTAAACACTTGGAAATCAATGTGTTCCAGCCATTATCAAACTCAAAACCCCAACTTAAACAAGTCTGCATTGGATTTCCACCATAATCTCTAAGAATTTTGGGGTATTTCTTTACAAGTTCTAATTCGAGTTCTTTATCCATAAGCTCAATATTAATAAATTTTATAGAAATGTCAAGACTATTCTTCCCAACACCAATTTTTATAATCCCAATGTCTGGAGTCGTAAATTCTCAAGCCAGCTTCGAATCCCAAAAAATTTAAATTTATACCCAAGCCGCCATGATCTCTCGTAATTGGAGAAAAATCCAATTCAAATTGGAAAATGTTATCCCCTGAATAAAACGTTTCGAATTCTACATTTTTATATTTAGAAAGCTGCTTGTAAAATGAAAAATACTTTTCAAATTCTTTTCTTGGTTTGCAAAAGTTCCTTATTGTAAAATTAAAATACATATTATCTTGGTAGGTATATTGCTTTTATTCCAGCTGGATCTTCGTTCGGGCAGATTTGATAATCTCCATAATACCATTCCGTATGCTGTTCGCATACAATTGTTTCTATTACCTTTTTAGGGGTGTTATAATCTCCTTCATACGCATCAACAAGAACCAGTGTTTCTGGATCAAGCTTTTGCAATGTGTCAAGTAATTCTTTAACTTTCATAATATTTTTTAATCATTTTAAACCACTGCGCTTGGGTTATTTCCTTATTATCTAAGATAGTGAAGGCATAACCGGAATTTTCTCCGCAATTTCTTTTGATCATTTCTGCTTGCTCTTTTCTGGTTTCTACTTTTCTTATATCATGAATCATTTCAAGTAAATTGTCAATATATTTTTTTGCCTTTTCTCCAGCGGCGCAGATTTTTTCAATCTCGCCTTTTAACTGAAAGGCTATCTCATAGTCAAATTCGGTTTCAATTATTTTACTAAAATCTTCGTGAGGTGGCATTTCTTTGTCTATATAAAAATCAATTAAATTGTCGGTTGAATTTAATTGAGATTTAATTTTATGTAGAAGAAGATAACGATCAGACTTGGTTTTCTTGAGTATCTGTCCGTTATTACCGTAAATGACAATTCCTTCCCCCTTTTTCCACTGATTAACCGATTCAATCATAGAAGAAAGTGAATTAAACTGATATCTAAACGGTCTTCCTATTTTCCATTCATAAGCAATACTATCCAATTCTTTTTGCAACAGATAAGAATAGTCTTCATGCTTTATTGCTCCAGTAAGCCAGAGCGTTGGTTCTTCTGCTTCTCTTTCAACTATAATATTTCTAGGGGACTACCATTCACAA